TTTACAGTTGTGGTAGTACCTTGAACTGTTAGATCCCCAGTAACAACCAGGTTAGCCATTTGTGAATTACCAGTAGAGGTAATTGCACCAGAGCTGATAGTACCTAAAGTAACATCATCACTGTTTTCTATTTTTGTGCCTAGTTGTGTTTGTATGCTACCTGTTACACCATCTACATAATTTAATTCAGTAGCAGTTGCGGTAATTGCTGTACCGCCTAAAGAAAATGTACCAGTGACATTTAGCGTTCCACCAACTGCTAAAGTTTTTCCTGATCCAACATTAAGGCCAATGCTACTACCAGTACCATCTGATTTAAAGATTGCATCAAGAGAGTCTAAGTCAGCATTAAGCGAAATACCCCAGGTATCCTCTGCTGCACCTGGTTCTGGTTTTGTTAAGTTTAGATTGGTTGTATATGTATCTGCCATTTAAGCTGCCTCTTGTTTATCAAGTGTTTCCCAGTTCGTAGATGGATTGGTTGCGTCTGTCCAAGTATTGCTAGGAGCTGTATTTTCTGTCCATGTTGCTGATGATACAACTATCTCTTGCCAATTCTCACTACCAACAACTTGGTCTGTCCAGTCTTCGCCTGGAACTATTATGTCTTCCCATTTTAAACCACCGACTGCATTAAAGCCACTTGTTTGGTTGATGGTGGCTTCCATCTTCTTAAATACTTCAGACTGTGCAGATACGTTAGATACTGCTGCGATAGTAACTTTACCTAGGTCTGTGTCTTTTGCTATCGCTATAACATTAGATGTTGCAGCTATAGTTGCACTTCCTAGTTCGGTATCTCTGCCTACCGCATCAAAGTCTGATACAGCCTGGATGGTTGCTTGTAACTGTTCAGCATCTTTACCAACAGCTATAACATTTGATACTGCTGCAATAGTTGCTTTTAGTTCTTCAGCATCTCTAGCAATCGCAGTAACACTTGATACTGCTGATATGGTTGCAATACCACCACGCTTTCTACTACCAATACTTGTAAAGTTAGTAACCGATTGTATGGTTGCAGACGCTATCTCTGTGTTAGCACCAACAGCTAAGAAGTTTGTGTTTGCCTGTATGGTTGCAGACTCTTGAAATAGTATTCTAGCAAATCCTGTTAAGTTAGAATTTGCCTGTATGGTTGCTACACCTGATACAGTATTTCTAGCAGTTGCGCCAGATGTTGCGGATACGGTTGCTTCAGCTTGAAAAGCTAAATCGTTAAATTTTGACCTGGAATAATAGCCTTTGTTATAGCCTATACTGGCCATGACGTTAAGCTAATGTTACGTCTAAATCACCAGCGTTAAATCTAAATACATCTCCTGTGCTTACAGTCTTGGAAGCGTCTAGGTTAGCGTATGCTAATAAGTTTCCAGATGATGATGCGTCTAAAATACCAACTGCTACGATAGTTCCTAAGTTTGCAGTTGCAGTAGGATACTCAATCGCTGATGGGTTGGTTGCGGTAGTTGGGTTAGTACCAGATACATTGAATGTACTTGATCGTCTTACATAGCCTCCGCCTGTTGCTTCAGTTCCACCACCTGTATCAGTTGGTGCTACTGTATATAAAGCAACATACAATGTTGTTGGTGCTGTGTAAGCATTGCCACCGAAGACATGTTCTAAAACTTTGTCTTCTAAATAATCACTAAATCCTGCCATCGTATTCTCCTTTAATTACCGTAGTAGTAATTTCTTTTTTGTTTTGTTCCGTAAGTCTTTCTTCTCATTATTAGAGAACCTTTACCAAATGCAGCTTTCTCTTGAGCAAGTCTCATTTCTTCTAATGCTTTCTCAAACTGTTGTGTAAACATTGCTATTCTGTCGTCTTCCATCAAGTAGATAGAAGCGTGTTTCAATGCACCATACAAGTAAACATCTGGGTTTGATACTGATACAAAGTTAGTTGTATTGGTATCACTCAGTGCATTTATTTTACCATAATAAGTTAGCTGTAGGGTGTAAGGAACGTCAGGAGTTGGTGCTAATTCCATAGTACCATCAACCATTGCATAATATACTGGTTGACCTGTTGAGTTGTTATTTGCTTTTCTATAAACATCTAAAGATTCTATAGATTGTTGAAATAACGGACTAAAATCATTTGATGTTATTTCTACATTGATGGCTTCTAACCAATCATCTGGTACTGATAAGTATTGAGCATCTGCTACTGCGGTAGCTCTTACAATCATGTCTTTTGTTCTTAACTTTCTGTTAAGTTCAGCCTCTACATTATCAATAAATGTATCTATGGTAGATGTTAAATCTGATCTGTTTAGATAACCAGCTATGGCTGTTTTTAATTCTGCATATGTCATACTTTACCTTGCCAAGTTCTAAAGACGTTATTGTCTGGATTGTTTAGCCATTGTTTCCACTTTGCGGGATCTTTTGACCAACCTTCTCGTAATGCTTTTTGCCAAATTACCATGGGTACTTCAGCTATGTGTCGCATATCTTTTCCAGGCTTAGGTGTATTGTCTCTTAGTTTCTTAACGTGGTCAATGACAGGAGCAACATCTTGAGTTGTGTGATAGACAAACTTGTCATCCTCTGTAATGAACTCTGATTTGTAACCAGTTTTGTGGTCGGTGATTGTACGTTTTTGTGACATATTTAATAAAGGGTGGGAAGGCCGAAGCCTTCCCTAAGTTTAACTAACTTATGAAGTTGTTAAGTCTGCGACTATACCGTGAGCAGCTTGGTTGCTCATTTCTAATCCATACTCACATAAAATCATCTTAGTTACTGCATCACCTACTGTAGCGATATCAACTGTTTTAAAGTCTCTTAAGAAAGAAACTTTAGCGAAGTCTGGATCAACTAATAAAAGTGATCTTTCTCTACTGAAGTTAGATGGTACTATTTTCAACTCACCAAAGTCTGATGCGTAAATAGAAACAGAAGCCTCTACTGTGTTTGCATCAATCATTTGTCTTGCTGAAGCTCTACCTGTGAAACCAGATATTTTTTGCTTATTAACTGGGCCACAGATTGCCATTGAAGGCTCTCCGCCATTAGCGAAACAGTCTTGCAATACAGATTTTAATAATGTTTCTGTTAAAGCTCTTTGTGTTCCATCAGTTGGAGCAGCACCGTTACCAGCTCCTGAACCACCAGTTCCTCTTGATACGTTTGATGTAATCCAAGATTCGAAACCACCAGTTACTCTAGCTGCTGTAGCTGAACCAGTTGTTTTAGCGCCTTTTTGACAAAGTGCTGTTTCCATATCTCTTTTTAGAGCTTTAGACATGATTGCTAGTTGGTGAGCCATTTCTGACTTTCTTCCAGCTGAATCAGTTGCTTGCTGTGAACCAGTCACAGTTGCATCTCTTGATGAGATTTGAGCCACATTACTAACTCTTGTAGTTGGTGCAGTTGCTGATCTTGTTAATTCAAAACCCTCTAATTGCCCAGCTCCAGTTGCTGTTGGTAATGTTTCTGTTTGCCAATCAAAAACTACGTTACTGATTGAGTTTTTTCCGATTGAAGACATAAAAGGAGTAGTTTGCGGAGAGATGTTGTAAATAACATTACTTAACTGCTCTCTGTTACCCTTAGCCTCGTATGTATCAAATGCGTTTTGTACTTGTGCCATGATATTTTCCTATGTTTAAAAGTTTATATAATTTGTTCAAATAATTTAGCCGCATCCTGGACTTTGCCAGTTTTAGCTAACCTTTGATGCGCTCTTTTCGCTGGTGTTGAACTTTTAGGTACATTTGAAGTGCCAGGTCGGGCGGTTCGAGCTGCCGCTTTCTTTTCAGTTGGCTTTACTTTAGTAGCTTGTTGTGTCTTATGTTGTAACCATGCGTTTCTTAAACCAAGTAAAATTCGGTAGTCGTAAACGCTGTCCATCTCTTGAGATGTATAGCCTAAAACATTAACACCATAATCCCGAATAGAGTTTTTTTCTTTAACTGCTATTTCGTTATCTTGCCATTCTGGAATTTGTGTTAGCAATTGTTCATTACCGTACTTGACGAACTTTTCAAGTTCTTCATGTTGCTTTGCAGCTTGTTCCTGTTGGAGTCTAGTTGCTTCAGCTTCTGCGGCTTGTAACCTTTGCTTCTTCTCATTCCATAAGTCTTTTTCACGGACATAGGCAATAGGATCAGCGTCATAAAGTGCATTCCAATCTGGCTCGTTTCCTAACTCGCCTTTCAAAGTCGCTTCCAGTTTTGGTAACAACTGCGAATAAATTGCATCTTTTTGAGAAACCTCTTTTTGTTGAGCTTCAATAGCTTTACGCTGTTCAGCTAACTCTTGAGTTTTTCTCGTATAATCTCTTTGGCGACTGTATCCACTTTGGAGTTCTTCAAGCGTGACCTGGGTATCTTCACCATCTACTTTAATAGTATATAGCTGTGGTTGCTCGGACTCCTCTACTTCTACTTGATCTTCTTGAGGTTCGTCTTCATCTTCTTCAAAGTCGTCTTCTAAGTCTTGGTCTTCTTCAATGATTTCATCATCTTCAATGACTTCGTCTTCGTTGACTAATTCTTCTGATGGTTGTTCTAGTTCGTTTTCTGGTTGTTCCGATGGAGTCAAAAAACTTTCGAAAGATTGTTCTGTCTGTTCTAAATTTGTTTGTAAACCAATCGGCTTTGCGTTGTTGGTCATATTCATTCCTTAAAAATGTAAAGTAGTATTTTAACAATACTAAATTAAATTTTACACAACTTTATGCAATCTTCCTAGTTGTGACTTTGTGATCTTACCCTTCTCTACTATTATTCTTAAATGTTTTTCTATTTCGGGTAAAAGTTTGATTGCTTTGTGTAAATTTTCTCTTTTATTTATATCACTATCTTTGGTTAATAACCATAAATTTATATAGTCTTCTTTGAGATTGTTTACAGCGTGTGTGAATGTTTCTGAGTTTAGAATTAACTCTGCTTCGTTTGAGTTTAAGATATCTTCTTGTGAGGGCATATTAACCTATGTTGTCTATTAGTCTTTGTAGTCCAGAATAATCAAAACCTTGATAGCCACTTTTACCAACTTCTTGTTGTGTGTAGCCTTGAGGCATTTGTGATGAATAGCTTTGACCTTGGCTAATCATATTGTCTACGTTAGAACCATCTGCAATTGATCTAGCATAATTTAAACCAGATGAATAAGTGTTGTCTGGAATCATAGAGTTAAATCTATTTAGTCCATCAATGTTTGTTCCAAAGTAATCACCAAAATCAAAATCCCTTATTAGACCTCTATCTCTTTCGTCATACTTAGACATTTCAATAGGCTCTGGTGTTCTGTTTTCAAATAAACCTTTGGGTATGTTTTCAAAGTTCATTCCTACTGGCCCAGTGGTTTGTCCAGGATTGAAGTCTTCTTCTATAAAGTCGTTAGCAATACTAAAACCAGGTTGTCTATTGCTAGATATTTGGTCTGTTACTGCTGGTAGCATTGGTACGTTTTGTATCTGCGGTGCATCTACAGCAGGAGTGATTGCATAAGATGGTATGTAGTTTAGATTTGTATTTAAGTGATCGTATCCTGGCATAATTAATTCCTAGTTAGCTATCAGTTTATCAATTTTTTCGTCTAATTTGTCTAGTCTGTCAAAAATTCTTTGCATGTCTAAATGCAAGTCTTGTTTGGTTGCGTAGCGTGTAGGTATTTCTTCTCTTGTTTTATTGACCAATATTTCAACCCTTTTGACATCAGCAGCGTTAGTGCGGATGCTGTATATAATAGGAACATAAACGAGAGTGATAATCGCGTTCCAAAATAAAATAGGGTTGTCCATCAATAACTCCAAATGTGTGGCCTTGGTCTGCTTTCTTTTTCTTCCGAGATGTCTAAGTGTATAAAACGAGCATCTCCTTTTTGATTCACACCAACGCCAGTAAATCCATAATCTTTAGCTTTTGATACTATGTTGAGTGCTTTGCTTCCTCTTACATATACATCAGCAGCCAATCCTTCAGCATGAGTACCTGGAGTTTTCTTTCTCGCTTCTATTGGATGTTCTTCGCATCTGTAACCAGATGTAATAATAAAAGGAAAACCCAGCTCAGTTCTAAGTGATTGTAACTTATTTATTAGTTCGTGTGAAATACCATTTTTACCACAATGTTTGCAAGCAAACTCTTCTTCTTTGAAGTTTTCCCAAGTCATTATTTTCCTACTCCTTTTACCCTTTCGTAAGATCGCATACCACCAAGACCAAGCATACCCATAAGGACAGGTAGCATCGTTGATGTATCTGCTTGAGGTACAACAATACCAAAAGGTGCAGCGAGAGGACTGATTAAAAAGTTGACTGCAAAACCTGCAACACATATCCATGCTGTAGCTGGTCGCCAGGATGATTGAAACCAGTTGCCTTTGGCTTCTTCTTTGTTAACTTCTATTTGTGCTTTAGCAATTTCATGGATGTGCTTTTGCGACATGGTTGCGATTTCATGTGCAATCTTTTGTTTTGTATCCGCGTCTGGAATAAACTTATCTAGTAGTTCGCTTACGGGTTTTATTAGTTTGTCTATCATATGTATATTTTTTGTGTAGGTTATTTGCGTGTCGTTGGAACGACCACTCTAAAAACTTATCAAGCCAACCAAACAATTACTTCTTCTTTTTCTTTTTAGGGAAACCAGCTTTCATGTTGGCGTAGGCTTTTTTGGAAATTGTAGATTTCTTTTTTGGTCTGCTTGTTTTAGCTTTTTTTCTTTTATTTATGTTTGCATATAATGACATAGTATCTCCTTACCATTTTACTTTGTTTGCCCAGTAAGCTGCGGACAACTTACCCCTTGCAATATTCTTGGCGTGTCTTGCCTTGAATGATTTTCTTCTTGCTTTGCCTTTAGCAGTCATTGGTTTTTTACCAGCACCACTTACGCCTTGTTGACCAAAGCGAATTAATTTAATGGTGCTACCGACTTTTGCTAAGACAGCATGTGACTTGGTTTTATGGTTAGGGGTACGTTTAGGTTTATTGTAACCAGCGAACTTTTCGCCTCTATATGTTATTGCCATTAGTGTATCAATGTCTCCGTACAAGATATTAGCTCTGAGTCTGGTGGTATTTGTAGAAACACTCTTGCGACTCTTTTAGCTTCTTCTAAGTTTTTAGCTTTTATGTCCGAACCAACATAAATAAAATCTCCATCAAGAAATTCTAAATCGTATATCTTATCCGATTGGTTGGTTGTTTCCATTTGTAAACATTCCTTGAGATTGATTCTTTGCTACTTGTCTTATAGCTTCTCTATCTCTTTCCATGATAGCGTTGATCTCGGCTACGTTTACCTGCGCGCCATACTTAGCTTCTAGTTCAGCAATCTTAAGTTGCATATCTGCCAAGGCTTGATCTCTATCTCTATCATCTTCCATGATGATTTTCATTCTGTCTGTTTCTGCGTCTATGATAGCTTTCTGTCCAAGGTTTTGTGCCTTCTGTGCTTCTGCTTGTGCTAGTATTTCTGCTGGATCAGGTTTTTGCTGTTCAGGTGGTTGCGGTGGCATTTGCTGAACTTGCGTGTTTATAAATGTATTAGCATCTTTGAAACCAGCCATCTCAATCATTTTGGTCAATGTGTTAGCGTACTGCTGTAGATTGAGTAAAGGATTATCAGGGCCTAGGGTTTGTAAGATTTGTTCTTGTTTTTGTGACAAAGCTGTTAAGACTTGGAACTTCTCTTCATCAGATGATTTAGATATACCAACATTGATAACTAAGTCTTTGTCAGCATCCCAGTATCTAGGATCAATAGGTACAAACTCGTTGTTTAGTCTCATCATATCTTGACCTTCTTGGTGCTTAATGACAAGTGAGTTAACCAGTTTAAATAAATCTTTCATTCCGTCTGCGAAGTGTCTGCAAATAAGTTCTACTCTGCCTTGCGCTCCAGACATAGTTGCTGAGACAGCCTGTGAGGTAGAAGACTGAAGTGCATCAGCGTTTAGTCCAGCGGATGCTTTGGAAACGCCTGTGCGGTTCTCTTTGGCTTCGTCAAGATAAGACAATACTGGGAATGCTTCTTTACCAACAAAAGGCACAGCGAAAGGCTGTACCATTCCTGGCGCTCTCATTCTAATAGGTTGTCCTATGTCGGTATTAAGGACATCGTCAATATTAACTTGCCCTTCAACAATTCCCATTCTCGGGAAGATGGCGTGGCCTAGACTATCAAGGGTATCTCTCATTATCTGAGATTTAGCTGCTTGAATAGGCATGAGGTAGTCCGCAGGACATGAACCAATGGAGGTGTGAGGTTCAGGATCGGGACAGAAAAGTGTAATAGGTAAATCGTCCCAAGGTGTTGCGTTAACAATGTTCATCCCATTGCCTACAGTGCATACCCTAATCCTTTCATCTATACCATCGCCATCTAAATCATAAAAAACATAATGCTCTACATAGAGAACATTGTTTTGGTCAGTTCTATCTACGCTAGAAAAATCAGCGTAAGGGTTTCTTGCTTGTTCTTCGTCATAACTTTCTGCATCTATAGAGTCACCAGAACCAGCATATTGTTCCATATCTTCTTTGTTGTAACCCATAGCAACTAAGTCGCTTACAGTTTTTACCATGCGGTGTGCAACGTAAGGTGATGATTCTAAATCTCTAGCATTTCTTGATATTAAAACTTCTTCAGGTGGTACTGCTTCTATAACCACTTGGTCTTTAGGTTTAATTCTTCTAATTTTTATGTCGTAACTGGCTGGTGTTTCTTGAGTCATCTCTTCACCAGTTTCAGGATTTTGCAGTGTCATGCTTTGCATTTCTACAGACTCTTTGATTACCTCTACGTTAGGATTAAGTATGAGTGCTTGGTAGGCTTCTGGAGAAATGTTTGTGTATTCGTGTGTTGATGCAGTAATGCTGTCATCCCAGTAGGCTTTTACAAAACCAGTTTTTCTAATTAGTGCGTCTTTAAAAGCATCGTATAAAACTTTGAAGCCAGGATTCTTTTGTTGGATGACGTAGTTAATGTAATCGGTTTGCTGTGTAGCAAGTTGTATGTCTTCAGGGCCTTTAGGTATAAACTCAACTATCTTGCTAGTACCAAAAAAGGTACGCATGATAGAGGGAAGCATAAACAGTACGCTGTCTCTAACGTCTGTTGATATAAACTCTGATTGAAGAGAAGATGTTGATCCAGGCTGATTGCCTAGATAGTAGTCGGTAGCATCTGCTCTTTGTTCACCAATTTGGTCAATGAAGTCTTTAGCGTCATCCATTTCGGATTTAAGTACGCCTTGTAATTTTTGTTCGTCATAAGACTCTTGTTGTTCTTCTGTTGCTTCAACTATGTCTTTATCATATTCCATAAATTTTTATCCCACTCGTATTATTCTTGATGTCAATGGTTTCTTGAAATTATACCCTAAAAAGTTCTCTCCTCCACTAAAACTTGCAGCTGAGGATGCCATGGTCAATGCAAGTGCATCTGCTTTGTCGGGCGACTTGATTCCTCTTTTTTTCATTTCATCCTTGGACTCTATTTTTATTTTTCCTGTTGATGTATATTTGTAAGAAGGCGCTGCCAATTCTGATACAAGCTCATCATCATTAGGAAGTCGGCAATTACGCAGCGCCAACCAATCCTTAATAGCAAACCATAACTCAGCTCGTAGGTTGAGATAGTTTTTCTTTGACGATGGCGACTCGGCTACGTTGATACCTCTTACTGGTAAATTTTGTTCCGCTAGTCTATCTACAACTCCTGCACCAAGACCAATAACATCAATAAGTATTTCTTCTGGTCTTTCTATAACTGTGCAATCATCAAACTTATTTTTAATTGCACCGCATAATTGCATTAAATCCATAGATTTGTAAGTGTTAATTTCAAAAACTGTGTTTCCTTGTCGGACGCAAAGTGCTGAGTTGTCTCCACCAAAACGTGCTACGTCCAGTCCCCAGATGATTGGTGCTTTTGCTGTTAGTGATACATCTCTGTTAATTGCATTTCTAGCAAGTTCCATTGGTATGACTGAATCATCATCGGAGTTTGGAAACTCTCCGAGTACCTCTACTCTTGCAACGGTAGAATCTTCACCGTACTGCTCTAGCATGGTTTCAAAAAGTTTTTGGTCAGTACCCTCTACAGTTCGTGAGTCTATTTGTTTTAGATTCCAGAACTTACGTTTAGATGTAAAGCTGTCGTAGAAAGGGCCTGAGTTTCTTCTAGGGTTAGAGAAGGTAAACCAGTAACGATTTTCAGTTGGCTCGGAAAAGAAACCTTCGGATACTGAGTAGATAGGAGCTGGAATACCTGATGCTTCATCCATAATCAAGCATACACCGTATGATGAATGGATACCTGCAAACGCATCTGGGTTTTCCTCGCTCCATAATTGTGCTTGGGCGTAGTAGTAACCAGTGTCTATTTTTAGATCTCTTTTTAGCGCTTCTTCAAACCAACCTTCTGGTTTAATCGTGGTGGCTGTCTTAGAGTACCAGTGATTGTTTATTGCTAGGGTTAGCCACTTACCTAGCTCTGCCCATGTTCTTGATCTGAGCTGTTGTTCGGTGTTAGCAGTTACGATTATGGTTGAGCCTAGTCGTGTGGATAGCATCCATAAGATTAGCCAGGAGACAAGTGCAGACTTTCCGATACCACGACCTGATGCTACAGCTAATCTAAACATTTCGGGATCAACACGTCCTTGGTTACGTTGGATGTGGACTGTCATTTTTTTTAAAATTTCTTCTTGCCACTTCCTTGGGCCTTCAAAGTCTTCAAGGGGGGTGTCCTTCTGTCCCCAGGGAAAGATAAACTTTACAAAGTTGTATGGATCATCTTTTATGTAGGGCGACCATATCTCGGTCATCAATTCCTTTTCTTGTTCTGCTCCGTATTTCATATATGTACCAGTATTAAAAATATTGCGATGTTGCCTAAAGCACCAATGCTAAGTATTGCTAA